GACCATCCCGAATCGGGCATGAGAATGCCGGTAGCTGCCCGCCCCAGGCTGATATCGGATTCCGGATACAGCTCATAGGAGCTGGCACCGATGACTGCATAGCCTGATCCTTCCCAGCCTTCCACCACGACCCCAGATGTGGCGGCGATGTCTTTCGTGAGCAGCAGCTCACCGTCGGGAAGTTTGGTGACGTTGCCGCGCGTGCGATAGACCTGCGCGGTGGGGGCATCATCGATCCAAAACCGCCGTGCTGTCACCCCGTCGATGGCGCGGGATGCGCCAGTCAGGCAGATATTGAGATTGGCGTCATCGGCCGTGTCGGTGGTCTCGTTCATATAGCTTTTGAGCTCAGCCAGCGACGCGTAAATGAGGGTGGCCACAGCTCACCCCCATCTAGGCTATGACGATTTGGCTCGGTGGCGGTCGTACGTTTTCTCGGTGAGGAAAATCCCACCCTTTTCGTGACTGGTTTTCACTGCCGTGTCCACATAAATCTTGAAACCGATCTCCTGCACCCGGACACAAAACGACAGGTCCTCACTAAACCTGCGGCGGCCGCCCTTATCGCCGGTCGCGTGCACCACCGGATCGAACCACACCGGGCCGTGTTTCTCCCGGATGCGATGGAGCACAGTACGGTGGATAACCAGACAAGCAGCGCCCGTAGCAGCTACCTGCACCAGCTCGTCCCGTGGATACTCCAGCATCGGCAAGAAACCGACCTCATCTTCCAGCTCCATATAGCTGTAGAGCGTGGGGATGATGTCGTAGGTTTCGGCCCGCAGTTCATCGGTCATCGACACCCGTTTGAGCGCAAACGCCAATGCGCCCACGACGGGCCGTTGCACTGGGTCAGCGGCTTTGATCAATCGATCCACGGTATCGGGTGTGAACCCCATATCCGTGTCGACCATGTACAGCCATTCGCCTTCGGTATGGTCCAGGAACTGGGTTGCGAGATCGTTGCGGCCATCGACGATGCCGCCGGTCCCGGCGACTTTCCGGAGCTCCTGGCGGATCCGCTGGGAGCCGACCATATCCGCCAGGCACATGTCCCGGTAGGACAAACCGAAACTCGCCGACCAGTGGCCGTCATCCAAATAGCCAACAACGACCGTGTCGCGGTTCACCGGCGGTGACGGGTGATCCGACGCTCCCCAGGAGCGTTCGTGGCCTGCTCCACCACCCGATCCTCATCGGCCTCAAACTCCTTGGGGAAGGCTTTGACGACCGGGTCATCTGAGCGCATCGGTTGGGCGGGATCTAAGGCCACCCACATCTTATAGTCAGGCATGAACACGACTTTTTGTTCTTTAGCGCGAACGTAGCGGACCTGTGCCATCACTCCTCCAGGGTTAGGAGGGGACCCGCCCCTGGATGCGGGTCCCCAGTCGGTGCATTAGGCGCTGGTCTTATCGACCAGGAGCCGGAATGCGTTAGCGTCACTGACATCTGCGCCGGTCCGCCAGTGCATGTACCAGGCGCGGCGGCCATCGGGCAGGTTATTGGCAGTGTTGAACATATGCGGGATGAACTCGATCGCCATGCTGCCGGGCTTGTCCACAATGATGTATTGCTGGAAGTTGCCCAGCAGCACTTCCTGGTCCAGCGATGTCGTCGTTTGCGCCGATGGTGCTTCATCGGATTCAACCAACGGCCGACCCAGCAGGGTCCCTGCGGTTCCCTCGCGGAGATCGCCGCTGAACGATGCCGACACGGCAGTGCCCAAAGCCTTGATCGCCAGCGAATATGTCGGATTCATGCACCAGGTGGAGCTGCTGCGGTGGCGCACCGGCACGCCGGCATACACCGAGTTGAGATCCGCGAGGGCTATGGTCGCAGCAGTGGCCGAGGTGATCTTACTTCCCGATACTGCATTCACTGCGGTGAACACACCCTTGGGTGCGGTCGTGCCCGGACCGGTGGCGTGCGCGGCGGCTTCGAGCTTGTCCCGGGCATCACCGAGGATCATCATCGCGTCGCTCTCCAACCCGGCGATGTCCTCAAAGGACTCAATCGATGCCTGAATGAGCGCCTGAGCCTTGAATGTGGAGATCGATATCGTGCCCACGGCTGGGGTGTCATCAGAGACCTCAACAAGCTCTCCGTCCCAGCTAGCGGTGGCACCGGCAGTGGTGGCGCCATGCCACACGTTCGGTCCGACGAGGGTCACGACCCGGGAAATGCCCCGAATTGCATTGGATACGCCCGAACTCGTTAGGATCAACGTCGGATCCAAATGCGTGGGCACCAAATAGCCACCTGCGGTGTTGGTTCCGACGGCCATCGCGGCGCGTTCTTCATCGGAGAGGAATAGGTGCTCACCGCGCATAACCTTCGAAAACGCCGACGCATATTCAGGCCGCGACCGGGCCACCACATTCGCGGCCCACTGGGTGTCGCCACCGTGGCGGAGCATGAGCTTACGCAGCTGCGTGTTATCGGCCACGCGGCCATCGGTAGCGAACAGGGCAGCATCCGTCATCGCTTGACGGGACACGCCGTATCCGCCGTGCCGCAGGACCTCGAAGGGGTCCTTTTTGGTTTCGACCTGCAGCGATCCCCACTTTGCCCGCGAAGCGGCGACGTGTTCGGCGATCTCAATCTTGGTTTTGAGCTCATTATCTTCGGTATCAAGCTCATTCCAGCGGGTCGTCTGCTCGTCATTGAGCGCTGACTCACCAGCTGCCTCGTGTATTCCGCGCATTTCCGACCGAACAACGTCAAGCCGGGCGCGGAGTTCTTCGAGGTTCATCGAATTACTCCCTTCTCAAAAGGTTGGGGTACAGTCGCTCGCGCCGTTGCGCGGGCGACATCCCTCCCGAGTGGTCATGCGCCGGCTCGGTCGGTTCTTGCAATGCGGCTCCCGTTTCGACCGTCGCGATCGGATCGGAGACGGGAGTGCGGAGTTCCATAGCACGGGCCAACAGCAAATCGATGCCGCGAGGGTCGCGGGAACGTAGCCGCTGGTAATAGTCATCGGTGAGGCTGCGCATACCCGCCGTCGCGGCCGGGTTCGCTGGGAATGTGACGGGACCGAATTCCATCGTGCGGGTCTCATGAATCGTGCGCTCAGGCAAACCCTGCGGGTTATGATCCGAACGCCCAGGATCGGCGTTCCATTCGTCCTTGATCACATGGAAACGGAAGCTCGAACCATATGCACCAGCGCGCAAACCCGGCAACAAATCACGGTTATAGGAGGTGTCGAACAGGCCGACCTCATAATAGGCGCCGGTCTTATCCTCTTCAAGGACGTCAATGTTGCCGAGGACCTTGTTACCGATCTGCGGGTCCATCCCATGGTCATAGAGCACCCGCATGTTCGCTACGTTCTCTTTGATCGTTTTCTCAAACGCGCCGGGCGCGATCCGCTCCAAAAACTGGCCTTCAAAGACGGAGTTGACCTCATACCACGTGTTAACCACCGAAAAATGCCCACGCATCACACCAAGAGTGCCCTCCAGGGCATCATCGGCCCGCAATTCCAGCACAGGAAGCGCGCGGACAAGCTCTAGTTCCTTTAAGGAGTCCACGATCATCCTCCTGTTTGATCCACAGTGACGGCCTCAGATTTGGACTCACTCTGAGACTCGGTGAAGTTCTTCGTGCTGAAGTACGGCTCATCACCCCACGAAACCGCCGCCAGATCCTCGTCCGCGCGGATTTCGTTGATGGTTTTCCACCAATTTTTTAGCGCGAGCTCGTGTACCCGGTACCGCTCGGCCGTGGTGGTCTGCAACAGGGCATCGCGGTCGATTTTCACGTACTGCGGTGACGGTAAGAACTGCCCCAACAGCCGCTCCAACCGACAGAGCCACTTATCCAGGTTCGCCACGAGTAGGTGGGCGAAGCGGGACTCCACATTGCTGTAGGTCAGGTTCCCGCCCGACTCGTAACCCAGAATCTCGGCCACACCGGCCCCGAAAATGCGGGCACACTGCGCCTCCGTATAGGACTGGGTCGCCAAAAACTGGGATTCTTCGGCGGTGACGCTCAGCGGCTTGTAGTCCCACCCCCGGCCCATCACTAGCGGTTCCCGGGAGCCGGCGATCGCGGCCATATAGCGGGCTTTCGCGGTTTCGGCGGTCGGCTGATCCACCTCAGATTCGGTGTTCATCAGCAAACTGGACGGATGCGCCCCGTCCTTGAACCATTGATACCCGAACAGCGTCGACGTGAGAGACACGCCGACTTGGGTGGCGTGCAATTGCAGCGGAGATAGACCCAGTACGCGGCCGGGAATGGGGTTGACGCGGCGATGCAGCATCCGCTCAGATGAGACTCTCTCGTTATTCACCCACCACGCTGGGCGGCCATCCACCAGCTCACAGCGCACATCATCCGGGTGATACAACGACACCGACACGAACGTACCCGACCGGCTCCGTGTCTGATCACCGTAGAGATTGCCGCGCGCCAGCCACGACATCATCACCTGATAGCGCCAATCCTCCAGGTCATAACCCTCACCGGAGGGATCCTGG